TCGCTCCAAATGCTTACCCAACGCTCGAAGCCATCAGGCCCGAGGATCTGCCAATCAGAGCCTTGATCGTAGATCTTGTACAAGCCATCAGGGGTTTTAATGAATGCGTACATAGTCAGACTCCCAAGGCAAGCAGAACACCCCAAAGGGCGAAGACTGCGAGACAAGCGATTGTGATGATGATTTCCTGAGCTGTTGAGGGCTTGGATTCTGGTGTGTAGGTGTATTGGTGATTGTGCATGGTGGATTCTACTGTGGTTGCTGGTGATGTCATTGTAGGCCCCGTCAGAGTCCGTGGAATAGGTGCTTACCCTTGCTTTGTGAATTCTTTAAAGGCTTGCATAGCTTCGCGTTTAGTGTATCCCATGTATTGCTTGGTGACCAAGTACCCGTTGACCATTGCACTGATCTTATATGCGCCTTGGAATGTACGTTCGATTGACATTGCGTTGACCTTTAAGGTTGATGCCTTGCACTATTTACGCAGCGGTTGCTACTTGCTTGGCATGGCTGAATTGTAGCACTATTTTGTCTTTGTCAACTACTTTTAAGACAATCAACTGTAACAGTTTGTAACAGTAAACCTACTCTCTATAGGGTTATAAAGTATCCGGTGTAGGTTCCTACATCGCCCCTCACACATGCACTATAATGCATACTCCTAATGACCCGCTGGTCAGTAACGTGACTACTGTATGCCTGTACAGTAGTGTATAGATGTACAGTAGATGCTAAGTGTACTTACTATCTCTGGTGTACTTGATAGGGGGGAGGGGTAAGGCTGTTGAGTTTATTGTTGCAGGAGCCTCTGACGCTCACAAAAAAGGTAATAAAGGAACTAATTAGGGACAGATTAGACCACTGTTCTTAAAGCGCTAAGTAGTTGACATATAAGGAATTAAGCTAAGCTAGACAATTTTTAGTAGAAATGCCTATAATGGCAAACATCAGAGGTCAAGATCGGTAGGCTAAGATGTAACATATGTAGAGTTTGTGTAACAAACGTAAATATTTGTAACAAAGTAGGATAAATCATAAGGGGTAGTATTGCAAGTCAATAGATAAGTGTGATATAATAATGTTATAGATAAAGAAGTAACTAAGAAGGTGATGGACTCTTAAGTTGCTAAGACGAATCTGGACAGTTGATACAACGAATGTATAAGTTAACTACTAACAGATACTTACAATAAGTACTTATAATATTTAACTTAGTAAGTTCTTAACTTATACGTTCCTTTAAAGTACTTTAAGCATAGATGTTTTGTCTATCTTAAGGATGTCTCCCTAAGAAAGGATAAAGACAAATGGATGAAGAACAAGAAACTAAACGTAAAGCAGGAAGACCAAAGAAGTCTGAGCTTACAGAAATCAAAGAGAGTAGATCAGTAGGTCGTCCTAAAGGTGAGGCTGCTATTATCAATGAGTATAAGCTACGTATGCTTAACTCACCTAAGAGTGCTAAGGTTTTAGAGGCTATATACGATGCTGCACTTAACGATGAGCATAAGAACCAAGCTGCTGCGTGGAAGCTGATTGTCGATAGGATTGTACCTGTGTCGTCCTTCGAGACTGCAAAGCAAGGTGGTGGTACTCCTCAGATCAGTATCAACATTACCGGCTTGTCTCAGCCTACAGTGTCCACGAATGATGAGGACATAATTGATGTCTGAGTTAAACTTCGCATTACTTAACTGGCAGCAAGAGGTCTTTAAAGACTCTACTCGTTTCAAGGTTGTAGCTGCTGGTCGTCGCTGTGGTAAGTCTAGACTGTCTGCTGTGACGCTGCTTATAGAGGCTTTAAACTGTCCTGAAGGCTCTGCTGTGATGTACATAGCTCCTACCCTTGGACAAGCTAGAACTATTATCTGGGACTTGTTACATGACCTCGGTAGGCCAGTCATCAAGTCTTCCCACATTAACAACCTAGAGATTACTCTGGTTAATGGTAGAAAGATACTTGTACGTGGTGCTGACAATCCGGACTCTCTGCGAGGAGTGTCTTTGGTTTATGTCGTACTTGACGAGTGTGCCTTTATTAAGCAAGAGATTTGGGAAAAGGTTATCCGAGCTTCTCTGTCTGACAAAAAAGGTAGGGCTTTGTTTATCTCTACTCCTTCTGGTCGTAACTGGTTCTATGATGTCTTTAAACTAGGCAAGGATGGATCAGACGAAGAGTGGAAGAGTTGGCACAAGACTACTGCTGATAACGAGACCATTGACCCTAAAGAGATTGAAGCTGCTAAGCGTACCTTGAGTAGCTTTGCATTCAAGCAGGAATACCTGTCTAGCTTTGATACCTCGGGTTCTGACATCTTTAAAGAGCATTGGATCAAGAAAGGCCCTGAGCCTAAAGATGGTTCATACATCATTGCCATTGACTTGGCAGGCTTTGAAGACATCTCAGATGGATCACAGAATAAGAAGAGACTAGATGAATCAGCTATCGCTATTGTTAAGGTAACAGATGATGGTGGCTGGTGGGTGAATAAGATTGAGCATGGACGTTGGGACATTAAAGATACCTGTATGCGTATCTTGAAGGTCATCAAAGAGTACCAGCCATTGGCTATTGGTATTGAGAGAGGTACAGCTAAGAATGCTGCCTTAACCATCTTGCAAGACATGATGCGTCAATACAATACCTTTGCTCACATCCAGACACTGACTCATGGAAATAAGAAGAAGACTGACCGTGTTATCTGGGCCTTACAAGGGCGTATGGAGCACGGCAAAGTCACCCTTAACGAAGAAGGTGATTGGGCAGACTTTGAAGACCAGCTCTTAATGTTCCCTACCAAGGGAGTCCATGATGACTTGGTGGATGCTCTAGCTTACATTGAACAACTAGCCCTCAACTCATTTGTCCCCGATTACGAGGAAGATGACTATGAGGTTTATGACGCTATATCGGGGTACTAAATATATGAAACAAGGTTTATACGCAAACATCAATGCTAAACGTAAACGCATTGAAGAAGGCTCTGGCGAGAAGATGAAGAAGCCCGGTGCTAAGGGTGCTCCTACAGAAGAAGACTTCATCGAGTCTGCAAAGACCGCTAAGAAGCCTGCGAAGAAGAAGACAAAGGCTAAGTAATGGCTACAAAGAAGAAAGATTCAAGGCTGGAGAATGCAGGAGTTGATGGTTATAACAAACCTAAACGTACTCCCGGACATCCCACTAAAAGTCATGTAGTCGTCGCCAAGGATGGAGATACCATTAAGACTATTCGTTTTGGTCAACAAGGTGTATCAGGTTCCCCTGAGTCCGAAGACGAGACAGAAGCTGAACGTAAACGCCGTGAAAGCTTTAAAGCACGTCACGCTGATAACATTGCCAAAGGCAAGCTTTCTGCTGCTTACTGGGCTGATAAAGTTAAATGGTAAAAGGATAACTAATGGCTGAAGACAACTTAGAAACAAGTCAGTATGACGAACCCACAGAGTCGGACAAGGAACTGACTGATTGGGTTGTCTCTCACACTGACAAGTGGCGCGACTACCGCGATCAAAACTATCTGACTGACTGGCAAGAGTACGAACGTATCTTCCGTGGTCAGTGGGCTGCTGAAGACAAGACCCGTGACAGTGAGCGTAGCCGTATCATCTCCCCTGCTACTCAGCAGGCTATTGAGACTCGTCACGCTGAGATCATGGAAGCTATCTTCGGTCAAGGTGAATGGTTCGACATCAAGGATGACATCAAGGATGCCAATGGTACTCCGGTAGATGTTGAGATGATCAAGAATCAGTTAATGGAAGACTTCAACCGTGACAAGATTAAGAAGGCTATTGACCAGATTGAGTTGATGGCTGAAATCTACGGTACAGGTATTGGTGAGATCGCTGTTAAGACTGAGAAGGAGTACGCTCCAGCTACTCAGGCTATCCCCGGCGTACAAGGTCAAGCAGCTATCGGCGTTACCGAGCGTGACCGTATCTCTGTAAAGCTTATCCCTGTTAACCCTAAGAACTTCCTGATTGATCCTAACGCTACTACCTTAGATGATTCTATGGGTTGTGCTGTTGAGAAGTTTATCTCGATTCACAAGATCGTTGAAGGCATGGAGCGTGGTATTTACCGTAAGGTGAACATTGCTACTGATGGCCCTGATGACGATATTGAAGCAACAGAAGAATCAGTTAACTACCAAGATGGTCGTGTACGTCTGTTGACATACTACGGTCTTGTGCCTAAAGAATATCTCCTTCAGTTGGAGGATGAAGACGGTGAAGTAGAAGACCTCTTCCCTGAAGACTCTCTTGCAGATGATTACTCTGAGTTGGTAGAAGCTATTATCGTTATCGCTAACGGTAGCTTGCTCCTCAAGGCAGAAGAGAATCCCTACATGATGAAGGATCGTCCTATCATGTTGTACCAAGACGATACAGTCCCCGGACGTGTATGGGGTCGCGGAACGGCTGAGAAGGCGTACAACATGCAGAAGGCCATTGACGGTAGTTTGCGTATGGACAGTGATGCCCGTGCCCTTACAGCTGTTCCTATGATGGCTATGGACGCTACTCGCTTGCCTCGTGGTGCTAAGTTCGAGGTTAAACCCGGTAAAGCATTCTTGACCAACGGCGATCCTAACCAGATCATGATGCCCTTGCGCTTCGGTGCTCCTGATAACTCATCCGTGATGGCTTCTCAGAACTACGAACGACTGCTCTTGCAAGCTACAGGTACTGTGGACTCGGCTGGTATGCCTTCAGCAGCTCCTCGTGACGCTGGTGCAGGTGGTATGTCGATGGCAATGGCTGGCATTATCAAGAAGTATAAGCGTACGCTGACGAACTTCCAAGAAGATTTCTTGATCCCGTTCATCAACAAGGCAGCTTACCGCTACATGCAGTTTGATCCTGAGCGTTATCCTTCTCAAGATGTTAAATTCATGCCTACAGCTACCTTGGGTATCTTGGCTCGTGAGTTTGAACAACAACAATTCATTGCTTTACTGCAAACCCTCGGCCCGGATACTCCTGTGTTACCTCTAATCCTCAAAGGCATTGTACAGAATAGCTCGTTGAGCAACCGTGCAGAGCTTATTGCTACCTTGGATCAGATGTCACAACCTAATCCTGAGCAGCAACAGCAGCAACAAATGCAGCAAGAAGCTGTTATGGCTAAGTTGCAGGGTGATTTGGCACTGTTACAGGCTCAGGTGCAGAAGACTCAAGCTGAAGCACAGCAAACAATGGTTGAAACTCAGCTTATGCCTGAAGAGTTACGTGTGAAAGTGGTACAAGCCGCTGCTACTAACCTTGATCAGGATGCTGATTTCGCTAAACGTATGAAACTGGCTGACTTAATGCTCAAAGAGAAAGATATTGACTCAAACGAGCGTATCGCTCTTGCACAGATGCAGAATCGTCAGCCTAAATAAACAAATGAAAGGAGTTTCCCCTTATGGATAAGGAACTCGCCACATATTACGAGGAAACTTTCTCAACTATGTCCACTCAAGGGTGGGCGTTCTTGATTGAGGACTTCACCAAGTTAAAGCAAGAGCTAGAAAACATCCGTACGGTCAAAGACGCACAATCTTTATCTTATCGTCAGGGCCAACTGGATATTCTAGACCTTATTTTAAACCGCAAGAAGACTTGTGAAGAAGTTTATGAGCAACTGTTACAGGAGGCACAATAATGCGCCGTATGTTTGAGTTTGTTTGTGAAGATAATCACATCTCCGAAGCATTAGTTGATGAAGACTGTAGGGAACTCGCTTGTCGAGCCTGCGGTAAGAACTCAACAAGAATTGTTTCCATTGTTAGATGTAACTTGGAGGGCATCACAGGTGCTTTTCCCGGTGCATATGATGCGTGGGAACGTAAACGAAGTGAGAAGCTGAAGCAAGAGAGGAAAGCCTCTTACGCTCAACCAGACTGATCACTGCAATAACGGGTAGGTACGCAAGTATCCACATTTCATAGTCCTATAATCTCAAAGAGAGACAGGAGAATAATAGTATGGCTTTAATTGACGACGAATCGTTTGATCCAACATTGGACACGATCACAGATGAACAACCCAATGAGACTCCCGTACAGGAGCAACCTCAAGAAGTTGTAGTAGAGAATGTAGTTCCTGATAAATATAAAGGTAAAGCCTTTGAAGACATCGTAAAGATGCACCAAGAAGCTGAGAAGATGATTGGTAGGCAAGCACAGGAAGTACACGAAGTACGCTCATTAGCAGATCAACTACTGAAACGACAACTCGAAAGCGATAAGGTACAAACTGTTGAAAGTGCGCCCGAAGTAGATTTCTTTGAGAACCCTCAAGATTCTATTAAACGTGCCATTGAGAACAATCCAGCAGTTCTAGAAGCTAAACAAGCTAACCTTGAGTTTAAACGGATGAAGACAGCACAGCAGCTTGCATCCAAACATCCAGATATGTCCACCATCGCTAACGATAGTGGCTTTCAGGAATGGGTGAAAGCGAGTCCTGTGCGACTTAGCCTTTACGCTAAAGCAGACGCAGAGTTTGACTTCAGTTCAGCAGATGAACTTTTAAGCACTTATAAGGAACTGAAACAGGTTCGCAACAACAACGTACAAGAAACAGGTAAGAAACAACAAGCACAAGCTCTCAAGGCCGCTAGTGTTGATACAGGTGGTTCTGGCGAAGTTGCAAAGAAAGTATATCGTCGTGCGGATTTAATCCGTCTAAAAATGACTGACCCAGATCGTTATGATCAGCTACAACCTGAAATTATGGCTGCTTATCAACAGGGTCGAGTTAAGTGAGCTTGCTCACGTAAGTAAAACAAATCTTTTTAATTGAAATTCTAGGAGTATTCAAATGGCTTTAGGTACTAATCACGTTACCGTTACAACCGCAGCAACCTTCATTCCAGAAATCTGGTCTGATGAAATCGTCGCGGCTTACAAAAAATCCCTCGTCATGGCCAATCTGGTCAAGAAGATGAGCTTCAAAGGCAAGAAAGGTGACACCGTTCACATTCCTTCGCCTACCCGTGGCGATGCTTCCGCTAAGACTGCTGGCAACCAAGTTAACTTGATCGCCGCTACCGAAGGCGAAATCGTTGTTTCTATCAACAACCACTTCGAGTACAGCCGCTTGATCGAAGACATCGTGGAAGCACAAGCTCTGTCGAGCCTGCGTAGCTTCTACACTGATGACGCAGGTCACGCTCTGGGCAAGAAAGTTGACAGCTCGTTGATCCAACTGGCTCGTGGCGCTCGTGGCGGTAACGCTGCTAACCAAGCTTACACTGGCGGTATCATCGGTTCTACCGGCGTTGCTTACACTTCCGGCTCGTCTAACGCTGCCAACATTGCTGATGCCGGTATCCGTACCGCTATCCAGTTGTTGGATGACCAAGACGTTCCTATGGACGGTCGTTCGTTGGTGGTTCCTCCTGTTGCCCGTAACTCTATGTTGGGTATCAACCGTTTCACCGAGCA